CTGCAGGTTCAGTAGATAGATTGATAGAGTTCTTCCAAAGAGATAGTAATGTAGGTAAACTATTAGATGCTAGTGAAACGGGAGGAAAAGTAGTTTTTGGTGCAGGAGGTTCATTCTATAATCTACCTAACCCACGTATTACAGATAAATTCCTGAAAGAGATAAACGAATCTACTACAATCACTCATGTAGAGGTATTTCCAACTTCTTCAGATGGTAGCGATAAAAATTACCAATATTCAGTATTCTCCGGATTATTGAGAGGATTAAAATATACTAAAATGACCTCAGCTAAGACTGGAGAATATAATGGAGATAATGTAGATACGAATTTAGGCAGTGTCTTAGAAGCAGCGGGAGAAGCCAATTATAATGCAAGAAAGTTTGTGCTTCATATGGCAGATTACACCATGACTTACGATCAGCTTAAGAACTTTACGACAATATTTCACAAAGGAGAAGTATCTGCTAGTAATGATTTGACTATTACAGCAGGTAGAATGTTCGCTAAGGAATCTACTGATGGATCTAAGAATAACCTTATGCCGATTAGTAGTATTAGCGCTACTTTACCTGATTATGTGGGAATAGAAAATTTATCACTTAAGGAAGACGAAGATTGGAGCGGGTTAACAAGTATAAATGTAACAGTAGGTAGTAGTTCAGATTTTACGGGATTATTTGGATACATAAATTCTGCTTTACCTAATCTTAATTCAATATCCTTAAAAGTAGACACAACTAATACTGGTGGATACGGGCAACCTATTGAGCTTAAAGTTAAACTACCATCTTGGGTTACTTCAGATAAGATTGGAGAGATTGGATTTGTTGGTGCAACTACTGAGGGGAAAATGGAGCTTACTCTAGAATATCCAGGAGTGCTTGAGTTCTCTAAGTTTAAATTTAAGGGAAATCAAGATGACGTAATTAAAGTTCCAGCTGACCAAGTTGAGAATTATAAAGCTGATTCTGGATGGTCTACAGTGGCTAACAAAATACAAGCAATCTAAAATGATAAAGAGATTAATAAGTGGACCAATAGCTTTACTTGCATCCATGGTTATAGCTACAATACTTTTACCTGTAGGATTTATTTACACTATAGGGAAGTATGCTAAGGAATGTAAAGTTAATCCGTTTCTAACCATGCTTAAGAATTTTGGACTCAGTATACTTTTCGTGATATCTTATTTATGCATGAGAGTAGCTGTAGCCATAGATATCTTAGGTAATGTAATAGCAGGGGAATTCCTAGAAGACTTTATAACCTCTAAGGAAGACACCCTATTTTCAAAACCCGACATCACTATCTCATCTTCAACAGGTGCTTTAGAGGTAGAGGGAGAATTGAATAAGACTGGTACTTGGTTCTCTAAAATATTAAGTAAAGTTCTAGGTGAAGATAACCACGCTATACTCTCTTACGCTCACTATTTAGAGTCAAAGAAGTTAGATGATAGAATTGAAAACTTAACTAGAGAAGAATTGATAGAACTAGTTAAAAATTTGAAAAACGAAAATTAAACCCAGAAGTACAATGAAGAGAAAGATTTCGTTTAAAGGGAGTAAATACTTCGCAGAATTGATCGATAATACTAAGAAATCAGACGGAGGTAATATCACGATCAAAACACTAGAGGGTAGAGTCGAAGCTGAGGGACTTAAGTATTTTAATTGGTACTTTGACGGTAATCTTTCAGTAATAGAGTATAATGGTCTTCCTAAACTTTATAAAGAGGGAATACCACACCAAATGACTCTAGAACTCTGGGATAGTAAATTAGCTAAGGTAACTGACCCGAGAGAGGCTTTAGATGTATTCTTAGGTTATTCTCCAACACGTGAGCCAGAAGGATTAAATGCACGTTACGAGGATAGACAAAGGCTCATCAGACAGCTTGACAAGGGTATGGACTTAGAAGATATTAAAGCTGACAATATAGAGAGGGAGAAGAAAGAGGAAGAAGCTAAACAAATGGAGGAACAACAGCAACAAGGTCCGCCAGAAGAAGGTTACTCTGAGGAAGAAGAATATCCAGAAGGGGAGATGCCGCCACAGGGAGAAGGAGAGGAACAGCCGTCAGAAGGAGAAGAGACAAGACCACAATCATTATATTTGAAAAGGGTCGACAGCATAGGAGATGGCAGAGAACTTTTCGAGTATCCAGACGGGGCACAAATCATACTAGGGCCAGAGACATTTGTTCCAGTTGTAAATTATAATAACCAATCCTCAAATATAAAACCTAACCATAACAGCTTAATTAAAGAACTCAGAAAAATCTATAAAGATGCAGACTTCACTTTCACGAGCTTGTTTGATATTAATGCGATAGAGGTAAGAGGAGAGTCTGTAGCAGATTATCAAGAGGAAATTTTAGAAACAATAGAGGAACTAGATCCAGGTTTAGAACCATACGTATCGACACTATTAACGGACGTACTGGTAATAAGACTTACAAATGATGTACTAGAATTTTAATAGTTAAACAATAAAGTGACAGCAGGGGTTCGCCCCTCGTTGTCCAATATGTAAATGAATAGAGCTTATGGGAATATCAAACCACCCAGCAAGAAGTAAGAAGCCCGAAGACGAGCATTTAACAGATGAAGAACTAAGGGCTAAATATGGAGGATGGCTAAATGACCCTTTCTCTAACGATGATGTAACAGATGAGATGAAAGCATTAGCTAAAATACTCGGTTACAGAAAACTACCACCTAAGATCAGTACCTATTTAATGGATAATGACTACTTAGGGCTTAAAGAAACAGGGATGTCAGGTAAGGCTTTATACCCAGCGTGGATGCCAGTACTTGAAGATATATTCCCAACGAGATTACACATTGGACACCCTATAGTTACACTTTCATGTGCCTTAGGTTGCGGGAAGTCTACGGTTTCAACTATTATGATGTCGTATGTAGAGTGTAGAATAAACCACTTAGATAACCAAGATTTTATAAGGGGGATGACGGGTAAGGAGATGGTTATGGGTCTGGTTCACACAAAGATGGAGAAAACGATATCCGACTTTAAAGAACCACTAGCAACTATCAAAGAACAATCACCTTACTGGAAATCTGGAATGGTATCGCACAATATACTAGATTACAAGATTGGTGGGGAGAGGAACATTAAATCAATTCTAGGGGGTGACCTTATTTGTGCAGTACTTTCGGAGGTAAACTTCTGGGATAACTACGCTAGAGCTAAAGGTGCCATTGAATCACTAATAGGAAGGGTTACCGGGCGTTTTGGTCATGTTAGAAAATACTTCACTTTAATTGTACTCGACTCATCACCATCAGAATCAGGAGTATCAGTAGTTAACGACTTTCTATCTACAAACCCTGATATTTATAATGTAGAGATGAGTGAGTGGAAAGCTAAGGAACATTTACCAGGGAGATACTTTGTTGAGGGAGAGTTTTATGTTTACTGCGGAGACCAGATGAATGATCCTTTTGTGTTTCCAGATAGCTTTAAACCGGAGAACCTTGACCCTAAATTCGATAAAGATAAAGTCATAAGAGTACCAGAAGAGCTTAGAGTACCTTTCATGAATAACACCGCAAAAGCTTTAAGAGACCACGCAGGAGTTACACATGAACTAGGAGGAGGGTATTTCTTTAAGGACAAATCTAAGTTATCTCAAGTATTCAACCTTCCGCATTTAAATAAAGATGTAATAGAGGTGGATTTTTATGATAATGAGGACAGGATATATTCACAACTGGACACCTCACTATCTAGAATACCAAAAAATAAAGTAGTATATGTAGGACTCGACTTAGCAACTTCAAATGACTTAGCGGGTATAGCGATTGGATATTTTGACGAGTATATTTATCCTTTCTCTAATAACCCTAAGATGAAAGAGCCTACATTTATAATCAATACAGTATGCGGGATAGGAAGAAAACCAGGACAGGAAACTTCACTCGCTAAAATAAAAGACCTGATAATGGAGCTTAATAAAAACTATGAGATTGGAGGAGTAAGTTGCGACCAGTTTCAGAGTAAGCTATTAATGCAGGAGTTAGAACACTTAAAAATACCGACAAAATACATTTCACTAGATAGAACAGATGTAGGGTATAACAACTTAAAGAACACAATTTACACTAATAGAATAAAGATACCAAGCTCTAAGTGGCTGAAGAATGAACTAACCTACTTACAATACATAGACGGGAAGATTGACCACATCTCTAACGCTAATTCAGGAGGTTCAACAGTAGCTGGGGGTGGTAAATTTAGTAAAGACCTTGCTGATGCCGTAGCTTCCTGCTTGCTTAATATGTCAGAGGATTTAGAACATGCAGCATCACTATCACTCAAATCATCCATGGGCAGACAAATAGACATGCTTCAAGGGTTGTATGCAAAGGATAGTGTTCAGGAAGATAAAGCTAGAGCAGCGCAAGTAAGTTTGATGCAGAATATATTTTAGAGATATGATAGAAGTAACAATTAAAGCTAAGAGAGGTAGTGGATTTAAGCTACACTCTAAAAGCTTCACAAAGGTATTCTCTAATGATGATAATTCCGTACAATACACTTTCAGAATAGATGATAACAACAAAGAAGAAACGGTTAGAATGCTTTCCGATTCCCTTGGGTTAGACTTCCATCCAAAGAAAGAGTGTATGGTGATATTACATGACGAGATTGCCGATTCACCAGATGACGTCAAAGATAGCTACAATAGATTGATGTCAAAATTAGAGGAATACGGATATTAATATGGAGTTCAAAAAATACACAGACGAAGAGATAACCGAGCTTTTAGATAGCGGAGAAGCAAAGGTTGAAGACAGAAGATTTTCCTCTAACGTTGACTCTGAGACTGAAATGAGACGAATCCTTAAGAGTGAAGACTTTGAAGAAAACGAAGCAGAGACAAGAGAATTTGCCAGTGTAAACTTAAATATGAAGGCGATTATTGGATACATGAGCATGGACGTTAAGAATCAGTTTAGGTTCCTCATGATGTCCGTTAGAAAGTATGTTAGAAGCCTTAAACCAGATACAGCACAGAGCGAAATTAATACAGTTGTCACATATGTTTCTTCAGAGCTAACTAGGATGATAATGCTCGCTAAGAGTCAGATGTCACAATCAGGAGGAAATTTAAACACTATTCTGGGACTTTCAAGAGCGGGTTCAGGAGAGATTACTAGAATAGGTATGCAACTTTCAAAATTAATCAATAAGGCTAATCACGGATCAAATGGAGTCCTGCCACGAAACCTCACATCTCAAATCCAACAATACTACACTTTATTAGTTAATGCGATACTTGAGAAATTAGGAATAGATAAGTTACAAAGAGGAGGAGGACAACCTATAGTAAGTGGACAGCTACAAGATAGAGTTATTCTACAGTCTTTATTAGAAGGGGACAACTTACCAGAAGAGGATAATGCTATAGTGGTAATTGATGAACCGAAGAAACCAGCAAAAGTAGTAGGAATAGATGAGACTACAGAGTTTTACATTAACGACCTCGACAGTGATGATTTAGATGTAGTAGAGGAGTTTATTGAGAATTTAGATGTAGGAGCCTATTCAATGGATTATGACAACGGGCTTCTTAAGGTATCATTCTTTGACGCTATGCCTGAGGAAAAGTTAAGCCTATTCAAAAGATTCGTAGAAGAAGGGTAAATAAAATAACAAATTAAGTAAAATATTAAAACAAAACCATTGTGAACTACTCCAAAAGAGGAGCTTCAAGATAACTCTAAGGAGTTACCGGGTTCGTCCCGAACCCTTTATTAAAGATATTTATGGCTGCATTTAAGTCTCTATCTAAGGTTAAACCGCAGTTAGGACACAGCCATATTCTATCAGTTAATTTTAAATTATTATTGATATAGATACATTTAAGGTTACTACAACTTTTTGAACTAGGAAAATTATTGGGTATAACAACTAAGTTGCAACCATAAAGTTCTGCTTTTTGAGTTAATAGATATCTAAAGGTATACCAAGAGCAGTCAGAGATTCTTCTGGCTAAACTAGAGTTACTACTCTGAAGCATGCTCTTTATATCTAGATCTTCTATAGCTATGCTTTTATAAGTAGTTACTAATTCTTTAGTTAGCTTATGTATAAAGTCTAACCTCTGATTAGTGATTTTCTCATGAAGTTTAGCTATATCTAGTCTAACTCGTTTACTCTTAGATTTACTAAATTTAGCTTGTAATTCTTTAAGCTTAACGAGGTTACGTTCTAGGTGCATTGGGTAAAACCTTCTAGTTGTGTCGGAAAGTGTAGCATAAGTTTTAATCCCCAGATCTAACCCTACAGCGGAGCTATGATCCACTTTAGGTTTAGCTGGTATTTGGCTATCATACTCAACTACAAGTGAAACATAGTATTTACCTGAAGGATTTAACTTAATAGTAGCGTTTTTAATTGTACCTAAGATTTCTCTATGAACTTTAACTTTAATACCCTCTTTAAATTTGAATATCTTTAATCTATTTCCATTGATTATAGATACATTCTGAGGAATATTAAAGCTAAACTTATGAGTCTTCTTAGATTTAAACTTAGGAAAGCCAGCTCTATTTTCATAGAAGTTTTTAAAAGCTTTATCTAAATTCTTTAGAGTAGCTTGTAGAGTTTGAGAGTTAATTTCATTTAACCAAGAATACTCTTCTAATTTCTTTAAGTGAGTTAAGGCGTAACTAAGTTCATTATATGAGGGGTTTATCCCGGTTTTATTATAGTAATATTGTTTGAACTCTAACATAGTATTATAGATAAACCTAGCAGAACCAAAGTGTTTACTAAGTAAATCTTGGTCCTTCTTATTAGGATATAATCTAAAATTGTATGTTTTGTTCATCTTCATAGGTGCAAATATAGAAATAATTTTAAGATTAACAAATATTTAATAAAAAAAAAGAATTGGCCAAATTGATTCATCTTAGTGGGTGTTGTCAATTTGAATTAAGTAAAATATTTAAAACAAATTAACGTAATGAGTAAATACATGAAAAGATACTTCAGTGAGTTGAATGACGGTACGGTTATCATCCCAGCTGAAAATATCTCTGCAGATCAGTTAGAGGATATCATTGATGAGGCTGCAGATAGAGTAGAAGAAGAAACAGGTTCAAGAGAGTTTGCTTCTTTATATAGAGATAACTTCGCAATGAGACTATTCTCTGAAATCGAAGAAAAAGCTAATGAAGGAGGGGAAGTTGATATCGATGCTGCTGCTGAAGATGCACTAGAAGATACAGCTGCTCAAGTTGAAGAGGCTGAAGAAGCTGAAACTAAAGCTCAATCTTTATACTTAGCTGGAATTGAAGCAGGTAGAAGAATGTTCGCTGAAGAATTAGAAGATATTGAAGGAGATATCGAAGAGGAGCAAGAAGAAGTTAAACAACAAGCTTACTTAGCAGGAATCGAGGCTGGTAGAAGAATGTTCTCTGAGGATTTAGATGATGTTCTTGAAGGTGATGTTGATGGAGACGAAGATGAAGTAGAAGCTGTGGTTGTTCAATCTAAACTTGCTAACACTTACTGGAATGTATGGACTAGAACTTTCTCTGATGCTAAGGCTGAAGGTGCTTCTGACCAAGAGGCTGCTGCTGAGGCTACTGAAGAGGCTTCTCTAGCTACTGACATTGCTGATGAAACAAATGAAGACGAAGAAGCTGAAACTAAAGTACAATCTTTGTTTAACGCTAACCCATACCTAGGAGCATTCGTAAGAGCGTTCTCTGAGGCTAAAGAAGAGGGAGCTAATGACGAAGAAGCTACAGTAGAGGCTGCAAAAGCTGCACTTGACGAAGCTGGAGTTCCTAACGCAGAAGTTGCTGATGAAGAAGTAGAGGCTGTTAAAGTTCAATCTTACATTAGAGCGTTCTCAGATGCAGGACTTGAGTTCACAGGAGAAGATTTAGCTGACTTGGATCCAGAATTAGGAGGTCAAGAATTGTTAGATTTCCACCAAGAGACTGAAGATAAAGCTGAGGAAATCGCTGCTAACGTAAACGAATTGTTGGATGAAAATGGTTTTAGATTAGAGCCAAAAGCTGACGTTTCAGGGATTAATGAATTGATTTAATAATAGAAAATATAGATTAGAATACAGACATGAGATTCGGAATTAATACAAATACAAATACATCTGCTAGCTACTTCTCTGAGGTTAAGAGTGATGCAGGTTTGATGAGAAAGTTAGCTAGCTCTTCATTGAGTTCTAACGACCTTACACAAAGATTGGAGGCTTACCAAAAAGCTTTCTCTAACTTAGACGCACATACAAGAACATTCTCTGGTACTACAGGTCTAAACCAATTAGGAGGACTTACAGGACAAGAGTTCGTTGATGTAACTGTTGCTGCTATGGTTAAGTCTATCGTTGGATTTATCGCAGTAGAAAGAGGTATGGAACAGCCTAGACAAATGTTGGCATTCCTTGACCTAGTAACTGTAGGGAACGATGAAACTCCAATCCCTGCTGATAAAACTGTTACTGGTACTTTAGCTGGACAAACTAGACAAGGTGATCCATCTGTAGTAGCTAGAAACATCGGTAGAGACATGGAATACGACACTGTTTCTGGTCACTGGAGATCTAATGTAAACTCTGCTCAACACGTAGCTACTTTCGATGGTTCTGCTACTGATGAGATTTCTTACATGGATGCTAAAGGTGCGTTCGTTCCAGGTAGCTTGGCAATCACTATTACTGAGTTTGATGCTGCTACTAAAGTTGTTAAAGATACATTTGTAATCACTGACAACGGACAAGGAGAATTATTGGCACCAGCTGGTAGAGTTAAAGAAGGTTCAGTAAATTATAGAAATGGAGCTATCAAAGTTAAATTGGGAGCTAACATGACTACTAACCACAAATACTCTATTGAAGTTGCATATGATACTCCAAGAAAACCAATCAACAGAGTAAAAGATCAATTAGGATACTATGAACTTAATGCTTTCCCTCAATCAATCGTGGCTGAGCATAACATGGTTTCTAATATCGTAGCTAACAGATCTATGGGAATCGACTTGAAGAAAGTTCTTAAGCAGAGAGTAATGGAAACTTACTTGAAACTTATTAACCAAACTGCAGTTGAGGCTCTTAATGGATACAGAGGAAACACTATATCTGTAGACTTGTCAGGTCACTCTATTAAGCTTAATGGTATGGATCAGTTCATCTACTTGTTCCAACACGCGCTTACTCAAGTTGACACTGAATTAGCTACAAGATCATTTAAATCAGTTAGATCTTCTGCTTACGTTGTAGGTATTAGAGTTGCTGAGATCTTCAAAACAGCTAAAGTTACAGGTGCTTTCGTTGAAAATAAAGAATCTGCTTACGTTGAAGACTTGATCGGTTACTACAATGGAGTTCCAGTTATCCAGTCTCTTCACGTTAAGCCGTTCGAAGGATACGCTATCCACAAAACTGCTGACGGACTTATGGCTCCAATCGCTAGAGGTATCTTCTTACCAGTTAACGATTTGCCAGAGGTAGGAAACTTCAATAACCCTACTCAGTCTGCTTCAGGAATCTTCTCTTATGAAGGAGTTAAATTCTTGACTAGCGACTTAGTACAGAAATTTGAAGTTACAGTTCCAGCTGGATACAACACTATCGCTACTGCTGCTCAGAAAACACAACTTCAAGGTGGTTCTGGAACTTGGCAGGAAGCTATCTACGGACAATAAGAAAATTAAGTTTAGTAGAAATAGAAAGGGTAAGGATGAGGGTAAAACCTTATCCCTGCTCTAACTGAAAATGAATTATAATTATGAGTGCAATCAGAACTTTCGCAAATCTAGTTTTTGGTTCATCTCCTAATATGACTTCTTGGGGTGCTAGACAGGGTTCGCCTTATGCTCCAGTGCAGTCAAATATCATCTCTCCAGGGTCATATAACAGCTCTGTAGGGGGAGGAGTCGATGCCAATAAAATATACTCGATAGTTGGAACGTCACTCACACGATATTTAGAAAGGATAGATGAGCTTACGTCTTACTTAGAGTTTCACATTACTAAGACCTCGATTGACGTTATAAAGGACGCGTTAATGGAGCTTATTATAACTGACAACCCTAATATTATTTCACTCCCAGATGACCCAGAAGCAGAAGCTGACATCAATAGAATACTTAACGAGATGCAGCTTATAAAACATATTACATCGGACATCTCAGAGCTTATTTATTATGGGAGCTACAGTTATGCTATGGAACTCTCTGCGGATAAGAAAACATGCAAGCTAAGGTATTTAAAGAATCCAACAAAGGTAATATCAACATGGAAAGATTCTAAACTCGATTCATACTTCACCTACGATATGGCTGGAGAGATGCACGAGTTTACTAAGGATCAAATATTTTCCATCTCTACCTACGATTATAAGCTTGAGTTTGATGAAGATATATCCACAGACAGATTAAAACAACTTAATGCAGAGATAGAAGGAGAAGAAGCAGTAACGAAATTAAATGTAGAGAGGGAGAGAGAACAGAAAATAATTACCTCTTATGATAAACGTTACTTAGCTGGGACACCTCTATTTGGATACATTACAGGAAAGATTAAGGAGTATATATTAAAAGACTACCTATTATCCATTCTATCTATCAAAGACCTTATTCAACCTATTATCTTACTTGTGGGGCTTGAGAAGACAACAGCTTTAGAGGAGGGTGTAGACTTAACTCAAAAAGTAGAATCTCTCATAAACAAGAACTTAGACATGTCATTTATGGAGGCAAAGGGTTTATCAGTAAAGGAACTAGCCATGTCTCTAATTGATAATATACGAGTTCTCCCAGATTATGATAGTAAGCTTGCTGGAATGACTGACCTTAATTTAGACAAGATTTCCGAGAAGATAGATAGAATAAGAATGGACCAACAAACTATCAAAGAAGACTTAATTAATGCTATTGGATTACCACCAGACTTATTTGAAGGAAGGGCATCTAGATGGGAGTCAATTAAGATGTCACAGAGGTTTGAAAGTAAAGTAAGCTATTATGTAGATATGATAAATAAGAGTGTCGTTCTACTAGCTGAAAATTTGTATGATAGATTAAAGTTAAGTAAAAAGCTGGATATTGAAGGGAAAATCACATCTAACTTAATGGATACAGATTCACTAGAGTACACTAAGAAAGTCGCTAGAATGGATACCTTAGCTGAATCAGTGAATAGAATAGCAGATTTAGCAAATATAGTTTCAGGATTAGAGCAGAACCAGTTAGTTGAAATTAAAGCTCTTAAGGAATATATTAAAGAAGGGGTTAAGAAGTTTAATGACCCTGCTATGGCTAAGATGATAAATCCAGATAAGAAACCAGTGATGGACGCATTCGGCAACCCGCTTCCTGACCCAGATGACCCAATGAGTGGTATGAATAATGGAATGATGGACGACGGAGGGTACAATCAACCTTATTAATAGATTATAGAAATGAAAAGAACAAACAAATTTAAATACAACAAAGAAAATACACTATCTAGACTCTTTGCTCAGAATAGAAGACGAAACCCTAGACATGACGAAGACGAAGAGGAGGATGACAGAAGAGAGTCTCATGGTGGAGCTGGAGCAGCCGCTATGGGACTAGGAGCTGCCGGTTTAGGACTAGCTGGACAGGGTTTATCAGCTTTAGGAACCGTTCAAGGAGTTCACGAGCAAGGTAAAGGTATTAAAGGATGGTTTGACAGAAATAAGCGAAGAAAAGAGGATTATAAGAAGTTTGGTGGTGATGAGAAGTTGATGGAGAGAAAAAGAGACCAAGCTTATAGATTATCTAAAACTGCTAAGAACTCTGCCCAGGAAGCTGCTTTAAAACATAGAGAATCTGAAATATCCGACTCACTTGAATGGGCTAGAAAGAAGAATAAGTACAAAGCTGATATGGCTAAGCAAAAGTCTTGGGTAGGTAAAGGTACTACTTGGGTTAAACATAATCCAATGAAAGCGGGACTAGCGGCAGCAGGAGTAGCAGCGGCAGCAGGTGGAGCTTATTACATGTGGAAGAAACGTCAAGAGGAGAAGAAGAGAAAGCAGAGAGAAAGAGAAGCTCAGACTAGACACCAGAGTAGACAATTTGCAGGAGCTATAGGTTCAACTTTAACTAGAGGATTGAATAAAGGTTTTAGAAAGTTTCCCAAAGTAGGTAGAGGGTTAAGTCACTCAATGAAACCTAAGTCAAACATGTGGGGTGGAATTAAAAAACCTAAACCTTCATTTGCAAACGGATTGAATACTTCTCTAAAAAACTCTAGTATAAGTGCTAAACCTAAACCTAACTTGAATTTCCCCCAAGCAAAACCAAAACCTGCAAAAGATATCCTAACTCCTAAACCAGCACCTGTGAAAGTAGGGAATGCGTCTAGGTCGGGTAATTCTTCTATGGCAAATACTTCAAGAAATTCAGCTAGATTGACTCAAAATAAAGTAAATAATAACCACGACGCCTTTAAACTTCACGATGATAGAATGAATGCTAGAAAGGCTAAGGAGAGGAAAGCTGAATTAACTAATAGAAGAGAGACTAAGCAGAATGATCAGGCTAGAAGAGATTTAGCACAGAAGAAAGCTCACGAAAGACAAATAGGTCATAAAGAACAGAAGGTAAGAGATTTAGCTAAACAAACTGAAAATCTTAAAACATCTGGATCTGGGGTATTTAGTCATGAGTATAAACAGTCTAGAAACGAACTTCGAAATGCTAACATAGACCTTCATAACACTAAATACAAAGATAATAAAGTTGGAGATTTAGTAGCGAGAGCAGGGGGTCTTAAGAAGTTTGATAAGAACGGAAACCTTAGATGGGGTAAAAAGAGATTAGCATTAGCAGGTCTTGGAGCGGCAGCAGCTTACAACATGATGAAGGATGACGATGATAAATAGACGAAGACGAAAATTAAATAATATAACAACACGACTTTTCGGGCTTATAGGTAATTATCAAGCAGGACAAACCGTTTCAACTACAGGGAAAGAAGCTTTAGGAAATAGACTACCATCAACACAGGAGTTACTAAAAGATTCTAAAGTTTACGTCCTTATTAGAAAAGATATAGATGGAAACTGGAAAACACCTAGAAGACTAAGAGGGGCATCTCCAAACGAGGTAATGAACGAAAGGAGAATGCTGGAGAATAAAGGAGAAAGAGTTCAGGTGAGAGGTCCTATGGATGAGGCTAAAGCTGAGACAATATACGATAGTTACAAGAGACAGTACGAAAACTCAAAGTGGAGGTAATTGATATGAATAAGAACGATAATAAGATAGAGTCTGACAAAGAGTTTAAAGTTATGCTACACTCTAAGATGAAAGAGATACATGGAGATAAATACAATCCAGAAGTAACCGAGAGAGTAGCTAACGGACTAATTGAAAGATATAACGGAAACTATCCAGCTATGGTAAAGGCAGCGTTTAGTAATAGTGAGACGAGAACACAATCTAAATTAACACTAAGAACTAAACTATTTGCTGATTCCCCTTCGCTAGGTAAGTGGATGGCTGCTTCGATTGCGGTTGGAGTTGCTACCCCTATTCTTACTCAATTAGCACTTTACTCACTAGACTTCTATTTAAACAAGCACAAAACCCTAAAAGACCTTAAAGCACAGAATACAGAGGAGGTTGTTAAAGATTTCCTAAGGTCAAATAGAGGGGTTAGAGCTTCAGAGGAGTCAGTTAGGAACGCATCTGAGTCAATGAAGGATTTTCTACAGTACCAAGCTAATCGTAATTATGGTCCGTACAAAGATCAAAGAGATATCCTAAATGAACAGATTGCAGGTAATACTCGATATAAGATGAATCAGAGAAACCTACGATAGAATTATGAGAATAAGCACAAAACTCTTCGCATCTCTACTAACTACTACAATAGGCGCAGGTATAGGAGGCTCAATAGGACGTATGGCTGGAGGATTTTTAGCTAAGTCAGAGGAACAAATTAGAGCTGAACACCCTGATTGGACTAAGGAAGAAGTGAGGAATGAATATAGAAGGCTGGTAGAGAAAGCTAAAAGACATTCAGCTGCTTACGGTTTTGCACTAGGTTCCCAAAATAATATACTAACATCAGCTGCACTTGGAGGGGCTACTGGAAGGTTTGTAATAGAGCCTGAAAGAAAATACATAGAAAGAGTAATAGCAGTAAATCCAACAATAACAAGGAGACAAGCTGAGTTGATGTATGAGAAAGAGAAAGATAGTAGAGAAGCCTTGGGTGCATTTATAGGTGGAGCAGGATCTCTTTTAGTTAAACATGCACAGAACGAATATAAGAAGAGTAAAAATAATAATAACCAAGAAGTAAAGAAAAAGAGAAGATGGTTGTTTTAAGAACTAAGTCATTCGCTTCTGTTTTGGGTACTGGACTTGGAGCTGGAGTAGGTAGATACTTGGGAGGTAAATTCTCAAAGGATATCGAAACTATTAGAGCCGAGAACCCAGATTGGACTGAGAAGGAAGTAAGGAATGAATATAAAAGATTAAGAAGCAGGGATAAATCTAAAGGCATGGCTTATGGAGCAGCTATAGGGTCAAAATCAAGAACTCTAGGAGGTGCTGCTTTAGGCGGTGTTCTAGGTAGATCCCTAATAAAGTCTAAAGATCAATATATAGAAAGTAAAATGGCATTAGATCCAAGCTTAAGTAGACGAGATGCTGAACTTATGTATGAGAGATATTTAGATAGAAAAGAAAAACAAGGAGCTACTATAGGGGCTGTTGCAGGTTTCCTAGGAGGTAGAGCTTATGATAAATTTAAAAAGAAGTAACTAACAAATTAAACAAAAGATACAGATATGTCATTAGTATTTAAAACTAGATTGTTCGCTGAAGGTAAGAAAAAATCAAACATCTTCAAGAACTTAGGAAATAACATCAAATCAGGTGCTAACAAAGTAGCTAAACTTCCATCTAAAGGAGCTCACAAATTATTCGACCTAGCTGAAGGTAAAAAAGCTGGTTCAGGTAAATATGCGTTAGGAGCTGCTGGAGCTGTACTAGGAGGTGGAGCAGGAGCAGGTGTTGCTGGAATCACTCTTAGAGGTCTTAAAGGTAGACTTAGAGAAGCTAACCCTACTTGGTCTGATGAAAAAGTACAAGCTGAATACGACAAAATTAAGAAGAAAAGATTAGCTATAGGTGCTGCTTTAGGTGCAGTTGCTGGTGGTGGACTTGGAGCTTATAAAGGAGTTCAGTACGGAAAAAGAAACAAGTAATTAAAACAGTGAGAGTGAGGGCTTGAGATATAGCTCTCCTTAATGTAAATGAATTGTTAAGCATGAAAAGAGCAAGGTTAAGAAAGTTTACTGATAATATAGAGTTCAGCTTTCCACCAAAGAAGAGTGTAGTCGAAGTAGTTAAAGATAGAGGATACAAAGAAAAACTACTAAGAAACTCAAAAATAGGATCTAATATAGGAATAGCTTTAGGCTCACTTTCTGGAATGGGGTTAGGCTCTATTTTAGGGAGTAAGTTAGCTGGAAACAAAGAGAAGCAAATTAGCGAGTACCTTAAAAATAACCCAGATAAGACTAAAGAAGTTGCGGAGCTTATATTCAACAAGAAGAGAGATAAGTATAAATCAATCGGTAGAGTTTCTGGAGCTATTTTAGGAAGTATTGGAGGATATTTAGCTGGTGACTCAATTGGAAAGAGATTAACAAAAGAAAATAACTAAAATATAATGAAAAACGTAATACTTAAAACAAAATACTTCTCTGATAATATAGCTAAGAAAGTAGTAGGTAATACTGCAGGAGCTTTCGGAGGATTTACTGGAGCTACGTTAGGTGCTGGAGCTGGATATGTAGGAGGTAGACTTGCGGGTAAACTTGCTGTAGGAAATAAGGAGGACTTCATTCAAAAATACTTAGGTAAACATCCACAAGCTACTAGACAAGAGGCTGAAATGGCGTACAAACAAAAGAGAGGAACATTCAATAAAATAGGAACATTAGCAGGAACTGTTGGTGGAGCTATTGGGGGATTTAAAGCTCTAAAAGGAGGCGCTGGTAAGTTAATGGGTGGTAAAAAGTAAGACTATGGATAAGATTATTGTAATTAAAAGCCAAGACGATGCTAAGAACTACCTAATCAATAAAGTTAAACCTACAGACTTATCAAATAGAGTAGGTCAAGCTATAGGTTTAGGATTATTAGGTGGAACTCTAGGAGCAGGTCTTAGCAAAGTTAGAAAAGAACCGATTAATAAAGGACTACTAATAGGCGGAGCTTTGGGTACCTTAGGGGGATTCCTCGCTAAACCTAACCTTACAGAGGGAGACAATGAAAGAGTAGCTCGAGGTGTACTATCTGGAATCAAAAAATATTATGTAATTGCTTCACTACCTTCAGGACAAGTTTTCTTAGAGGATTATTCGAATGTAAATGAAGCTAAAGGGATTGCAGATAAATTAAAACAATCAGGACACAAGGCATTCGTAGTTACTCCAGAAGAATTTAACAAGGGAGTAGAAAATAGACAGTTCGGATTTTTAGATAACTTTAGAGGGACTTCTTCAGGTAAGGATTTTCAAAGAGGTGTCATGGAGTACGGAAAGACTAACAAGAAATTCATGGACTCTGTTGACCTTAAGAAGTTACCAAAAGAAGCTCAGGATGCAATTAAGAAAGATATACTAACAGCTGGCCAAAAAGAGGTAATTAATGAGAAAAGAGCTCTAGGTCAATCTATTGGTGCAATCGGAGGTATAACTGCAGGTGGAGGTCTTGGTTATTTATTGGGAAAGAAAATAGCTGGACTTAAGAGTGAAGAAGCTTATATCAAAGAATACTTAGCTAAACACCCTAATGCAAAAGAATCCGATGCAAAAGAAGCTTACAAACAGAGATTAGCTAAATTCATGAAAGTTGGAGCTAATGTAGGTATGGCTGCTGGTGGTGCTCTAGGAACTCAAATAGGGGATAGATACGGTAGAAAAGCTGGTATTAAAAATGCTAGACGACTATCTGATGATTTAATGAAACGAGGAAAATAAAAACTATAAGTGGAGATTTGAAATAGAGTCTCCCTAATTGTAAATGAATAAAAAAAAACATGAAATACAATAAAGGATTCGGCGCAGGTCTTGGTACTTTAGCAGGAGGAGGATTAGGTTATCTTGCTGCAACTAAAGCACTTGGTAAGAAGGAGGATTTTATTGCGAAGACTCTTAGAAAATACCCAGGGATAACTAAGGCTGCAGCTGAAGAGATATATAAGAATACCAAAAGAAAATACCTACTTACTGGAACTATTGGAGGAGCGGTTGCAGGTGGAGGTGCTGGATTATTAATAGGTAGTAAATTTAGAAAGAAACCTAATACCCAACAACCTCAACTACAACAAAACCCCGCTCCGGTTCAACAAACACAGCATAGTAAGAAAGAGAGTCCTTTAAATGGATTGAATGGATTAGCAAACTCTGAGAGACAAGTTCATGAGGCTAGTAAAAATTTAGATTCTCACAAAGTTAATGTAGGTAGAAGCATAGTTGAGAGACATAACGACGCTGCTAACAAGATTAACGAAGCCATGGATAGAATTAAAAAGAATGGCGAGAGAATAAATAAAACTAACAAAACCCAAGCTGATGTAGATAAGATGATTAAGGAGAACAGTAGAGCTATGGGTATTGGAGGAAACAATGTGACTTTAGATGCTAGCAATGTTAAGGAGACTAAGAATACTAAAACTCTGGATGACTTAATTAAGAGAATGGGAGGTAATCCTAATAAAGCAAATAATGATGGAAGAAGCAACTCAGAAAAGCTTGACGATATGATGAGAAGTATGGGAGTAGATCCATCAAAAGCGGGTAATGATGGTAAGACTTCTGCTCAAAAACTAGATGAATTAAACAAACTCCTAGAAAATATGTAGGGCTATGGGAATAATAATTAGTACAAGACAGTTTGGGCTTCTATCTTGGTTGACTTCCGGCAAATATAGAGATCCTAAGTTGGAGAGCATGTTGGCCACTGAACTAGGTAATTATATAACAAGTAAAGCAATAGCTGAATTTAAAGGGATAGGTAAGGAGCTATTTTTAACTATCACAATTCAACCAAAATCTAACTCAACCTGGAAAGCTGTACCTTCATATTACTTCAACTACCAAACTAATATGTACTCAATGCAAAGTTGTAAGATTATTATTGGAGGAGGTTTGACTGTGGAGGGAGTTACTGGCGAAAACGTTAACATAAAACTATCCAATTTACTAAACCAATCTGAAATCAACGCAGTAAAGAAGTTCTTAGTTGGAGACTTAGTTAATCTTATTCCAAGCCGGATAATGGAATTTACTAAGGAGTATTTAGGTTCATTCTTAGCCACGAGACACTTAAAGCCAAGCAATAATAGTAACGACAGTGTAGATGATATTCAAAGATTCTACAATAACGTGATAAGTAACTATAAAAGATATCCAATAAAAGGTTATAGATTAAGTATAAGTAAATTCACAAGAGATGAGTTAGTTATTTCACTAGATATTAAGCTCGGATCGACGAAACTACTACCAACCTATACTATAAACCCAGCTACTTATCAAATCCAGATGACAGACTGCAGTATAAAAGCTGGAGCTGAAGGAGATATCGTAGAAAATGTAACTCCTCAAAACTGGCTAAAGAGATTAAAAGAAGAAGAGGATAGTTATGTGACTAATGAGTACGATGAATACACTACGCTCTACCAGACGCTGAACGGGGATAAATACGGAAAGCAGGATTTAAAGGATATGGATAAGTTTTTCAAGCAAGACTACAATAAAACCATACCAACATTCTTAATAAACACATTCAAACAATATAAACAAGAGAGGGGACTATAATAAATCTCCTCCTAATTAAAAATGAATATAAAACAAAATGGGAGAAGTACTACTATTATCAGAGCTTAAGAGAAAAATAGACTTGAGGTCATCTCTTCTAATGCTACCTTCTGTGGATGAATTATTGTCTATTGTAGGGACCCAGAATCCAGATGAGCAGAGGGTGGAGCTGTATTCAGTGGCTTTAGAGAAGTGGCATTATCAAGTACCTCTCATCAGATTAAATAAAATAAAAATTAATAACGACCCACATAAATTTATAAACACTTTTAACACATATGCTAGGAATCCGAATACTATGTGCATTTCAGAGGTTGAACTTATACCGACTAGAGTATGGTCACTTAATGGTATTTTAGGTTCATCTCGTAATTGGATATATCAGGATGGTTTCTTATCAGGAGTTTCAGAGGGAGAATATCTAATGAATGCTACCTATATGAGACCTATGTATGTTAACTATTTACAGCCAACTGGGGAATTAGATCCTAAGAGTTGTATTGGTTTTATTGAAGAAAGACATGTAAGTAAGTTTGTAGACGCTTGCCTTATGGAGACTTTACAATTTATATCTCAACTAAGGAAGAATTTTGAATACCCAGATGTACCCGTTCAGATGTTTAATGGTATAGATGAGGCTAGTTCAATGATACAGACGAGTTTAGATCAGTTTTATATGGGATTAACACACGGGAAGATATATGTGTAACTAAAGATAAACAATTAAAATGAAAATAGAAGTAAGATTGTTTCCTCTAGATACTCCTGCAGCGGATGGTTCTATTATACCTAAGCAGAGTTTTCTAGAGTATCAAAACACGCCACGATATAAAGAGAGAAAACAGAATAGAAACTTTTACGGAGGGAGTACGCACTTAAATAGAAACCAATCCAGAAAAGAATCTACAGGAGGAGTTGTTGGAGAAGGAGATGAACTACTATACTCTGGAAACATCACTCACATTATAGACGATTACTTTATTAAGAGACACTCAGATGGAATTGAATATGTTCATGCTACGGCAGAAGTGATGGATGACCCAGAGGAATATGAAGGAAAGAGTAAAGAACTAATTAAAACACTTACACGACTACTTAGAAGAGGGGTCCAGCTTCCAGTATCAGTAGTTATCTCAGCAGTATGGAAAAATGATATAGCTGTTAGAATTAAGGATATTTTAGGATTTGACTTTACACTTTCACCAGGTTATAATAAGGCTAGTATAGTTGATATTTCTTATGAGTGATTTAAAAGCTATTCTAATTGGTGTAGCGGCTAGTAAGATTTTAGACAGGCTCACAAGAAAAGAAGAACCTGATAGATATAGATTTCAGATAAGGTTCGATAAGAGGGGTCATAATTACGTCTACCATATGCTTTTTAGAACACGAAAGAGAGCCCACGAGGTAGCGAAAGAATTATCTCAAAGAGTGGGTTATAGTAATGTAGTCGTTGAACAAATAGATTAGAACTTATGGGAATATTAATAGTAAAACATTTTAGCGACTATAGAGATGAACACGCTTACTACGGGAAAAGAGATGGTAAGAAGTGGGGAGCTATAGCTGGTGCTGGTGCTGGTGCTGCGATAGGGAGAAAACTTGGAGGAAATTCTAAGACAGGTCAAGCTATAGGAGCATTAGCAGGAGGAGCTATAGGTGGTGTTGGAGGTTTTATAGCTGGAAGTAAGATAGGAAAGAAAATTGGTAGAAAGTTAGGTAGAAACTCAGAGAAGAAGAGATTTGAAGTTACCTACACAGACCCACAAACAGGAATGGATAGACATAAGAGATTTGACTTCATACAAGAGGCTCAGATTTTCCATAGACAACATCCAGGGTCACATATTTCAGACCTTCACCATCAGCAGGGGCAGCCAAATTACACGGACGAAGAATGGTCATGATTTTAAATATAAGTGGAGTGGTTTGAGATATAGCCCTCCCAAAATGAAAATGAATATATGAACACACTAGTAGTAAACGGATTAAAGATAACCACTTCACTCTCTTATATTAAGTTCATAGAGGCGGGTGTTACTCAAGTTGAAGAGGATATACCAAATTCAGTACTAGTTATTTTCTTCACTAAAGGAGCTAAAAACACTGAGTTACCTTTTGAAGTGATTATAGAGGAAGAGCTTAAGGGGTCAGACTTACTTTCAACCTATAATCCACAAAATAAAATAAACAACCTAAATATAAAGAAGCTGGTAGTTAATGAGTATATATTAAACCAGACTATTTTTACAGATTTAGACAAGAGTTATGCCCTTTATAATGAAGAGAGGTGTGACTTATTTATAAACCAAAACATAGAGTACGCAGATTATATAACACTACTTAAATCTATACCCTTCTTAGAGATAACTGAAGGGGAAGATGACGTAGTACTCGCTAATATAACAAACTGCTTAATGGGTAGGAGGAGACTTAACTATATCTTCCCAAACCATAGAGCATTTAAGTACAAAGACACCTATACTAATTATGTCATCGATGAACCTCTAGTTATGTACCAGGTTAAAAAGGTAGTTCTAGAGCAATTATATGATCATGGTTTCGAATCTTTAAAGTTAGATGACCAAGATGAATTAGTAGAGGTTCCTGATGTACTAAGTTACTCTATTCAAAATGCCGATTATAATCCTATAGCTAAAAGAGTTACTCCACTACTAAAAAGACATACAGATGCAAACTTGTCTATAGAGTGGAAGCTTAAATCAACAACCCTCTCTAAAGCTATGGATATAAAGAACCGGTATAGAAACTTAGAGATTATTTCCAACTTGACTTCTATTAATGTATTTGACTATAACAACAATCCATTTAAGGTAGCTATAGTTTGGGAAGATATATCAGGTCAATTAGGAGATAAAAGTGCGGTTACTGACGAGGAGAATAATTACTATCATCAGCTATACTTTAATTGTAGAGTCCACTTTGATATTATAATGGATAACTGCAAACCTTCTGATGTAGTAATCTCTAAAATAACCAATCTAGTAAAATTCAAGGAAGTAAATCTAAAAGAAATGAATGCTGTAGATAGTGATACCGTATTCAGTTTAAAGTATAGGGATTACGACCGAATAGTGAAAATATTAACAAAACAACCAGAAACAAAAGAAATTCATAATGAGCCAAGTGTTTGAACCATTTGTAGAGTCCAGAATCCAAGCTGCGACAACTACAGACACATCAGGATATCAGAACGGGAAGATAGTAGTAGCTGCTCCCTTAGTTTCTGACCACGGCCCTTACGGCATAACAATGATAAACAACCAAAGAGAACTCCTCAGAAAATATAGACCAGATGGAGCGAATTATTTGGTTTCGGATTTAGATAGTACATTCTTCCATATTTACGCTATGCTTGCTCACAGTTCAGTATTAGTATCAAGAGTAGGTAGTTCTATGGAGGAAGCAGTAACTAAAATGTATAATGCAGACCAAGGAGCGTTCAGTTATACAAAGCTTTTCGGAAATAAGATGGTGGTAGACTATAAAGGTTCTATTGCTGTTGGAGATAACGGAAAGTCTTATTTAGTAGATGGAAAAGATAGAATACTAGATACGATAGCTGCAGTTAAAGTAGGAGCAGTATCCGTTCAAAGTTTAGATTTCCAAGAGAAGATTAGCAAATTAATTAACGGACTAGAGGATTCATCAGTTTACCTTTACGGATATAAGTATGGAGAAAATAATGAACTAACTCTTTACTTAGCTTATAAATACCACGCAAATGTAAACGAATTCATTAAAACTACACTAGGTCTTGCTAATACAGATGGACTACCTACAGCACCTAAGTTAACGATTGATGATAAATATAGATTGTTACTTAAGGCTACAGCTCCGGTAGGTTCAGCAATTACAAATACTACATCTACACCGCTTAAATTCTTGATTAACTCTATTGACCCAGCTAACAAGAGATTCATTCTAAAAGTTAATTCTCAGTTAGATGCAGGTTCAGAGTTCACGATTGCAGACGTAACAAGAACTGAGGTTAAACTTGCTCCAGCTCCAGTAGGGGTTTCAGCAATAAGCAATGGACTAAAACTAGAAGGAGATCCACAGACAGATGAAAAAGTCCTTATAAGTAACCCCGATAGAGTATTCGCATTTTCAGATCCAGTTAGAGCAGAGTTTGAAAAATTAGGAGGAAATGCAGCACCAGTAGATGGAGAGAGAAGCGCAAAAGTACAGAGAGCTATTCTAGATTTATTGGAGTATGATGAAGGGTATAGAATTGACTTTGTATGGGATGCTGGAGAAGGTGAAGTTGGTCTACAGTCAGTAATGAACTCAGTAGCAGCAGAACTTAAAGCACTTGCACTACACTCAGTTAAAACTACAAACCATTCAACAGTAGATGCTATAGTAAATGAGTACAAGCAATCTAATTCATTCAACTCTTATAAACTAGCTCCATACATGAAATACAACTTTGGGATTAAGACACTAGAGCTTTCTCCTTGTATTGAGTACGTTGAAGCTATTGTGAGAAATAAGTCAGCTAATTCAGAGTTCGCACCGGTATTTGGAATCGTTAATGGTCAAGTATCTGTGGGTGAATTAGTAGCTCAATTTAAGAAGACTGACAGAGAGAAATTCTTAGCTGGACAAATAAACACCATCAAGTTCGATAAGTTTAGAGGTATATCTTCAATTAATGACTGTAGAACTGGAGAAGGTGGTCAGAGTTTGTTTAATGAAGAATGGATTGTAAGAATGGCTAATAGAATAGGTTGGGATTTAGACTTCCTTCTTGAGCAATTCTTAGGTAGATACGATGTTGAGAGTACAGCTTTTGACGTTAAGGCTACTATCGATTACTACATGAAAACTACTATTATGAATCAGACTTATGCACCTGAGAAATATGACGTTATAGTGGATAAATCTAATAATGTTTGGGGTGATGGTGAATTAATGGTAGAAGTAAATATATATGTTGGTAGAGCGCTTAGAAAGATTACGGTTGTATCTAAGATGCTTCCATTATCGACTCTAACAGCGAACTAACATGTTGCTTTCATAATTGTTGTGATTTTTTATTAAGTTCGGAGTTAAGGGGGATTCTAAAAGTTTCTCCCTTAGCCAACCCATAAATGAATGAAAATATGAGTGAGACAGTTAATAATGACTTTGTAAATAGAGCCCATGAAATGACAGGGAGGTTCTTCAAGATAATGTACAAGAGCTTTCCTTTTTATATGAAACTTTACGGGACTCTTTGCACAGTAGAACGCTTACTTAGAAATAAAGATAATAAAGATAGAATAAAGCTTCCTTCCAGAGACCAAATGATAAACCAGACTTACGGAAAGGTAGCTACTCATGATGATTTAGATAGGGATTCTGAATGGCAAACTTTTACAGAAACCTTTATCATAAACAAGTCACACGCTCAGAAATACTACAATAACCAGAGTGACGAGGTGATGATTTACTTTAACCAAAATATACTTGACTTAGGAGATAAGGTGAGTTTTAATAGATTCGGAAAGACTTACTCCTTTATAGTGAATGATGTTACAGCTTATGAGGACGTTATTTTTGAGTATAGATTAATCGGAATAAAGGATCACGTCTCTAGTATGAATGAGCAGGAAATAAAGAAAGAAGATAAACTTGAACTACCAACAAATGAGCAGGGTACAGACACACCAACAGTTAATGTAGTTAGAGGCTTTAAAAATAGAAAATAATTATGTCGTTACTTAGTGATTTACAATTAGGCAAGGGGTATAGTGGAGCAAAAGATACTATAACCAAAATACTCTCACCTCTTAGACACCTTAGTGGAACTGTTGGAGATATAGGGAGAGCTGCACAAGCCTTAAAGATGTTGCCTAACCAGATAAGAACTAAATCAGACATGGTTCAAGTTAAGGCTACTCTTAGGGCTCTGAATCAAGTGTTAAAGAATAGTAAGATATCAGACTTTTTAAATAAACTTGAGAATGCAGTAGGAAATTCGATAGTGGGGGTCTTTAATCCTTATATAGATACTAGAACAAAGGTAAAGGTCGAGTATGATAAGAATAAGGTAGTTCAAATTGTTAATGGGATTAGAGCTACAAGAGATGCTAGAGTTGCTGCTGAAGTTCAAAATATGCTAATCTCAGGTGCAGCCTTCACAGACGTAGTAAAAATATTAGATAGAGTAAGGGAGAATGATCCTAAATGGGGACTAGGGAATATACTATCACTTTTACCTCAGAATTTATTAGCTCAGTTTGCTCCCAAGTTTCTAAGTGCTTATAAGACTGCTGATGAGTTTTTAGGAATTTCAAAGGGGATACAGAATTTGGTAGAAGGAAAATCTTGGAATGGGGGACCTAAAATGCCTAAGAAGAAACCAACAGCAGGGATAGCTAATAGTACGACTTGGAACTCAGCAACTAATGTGGACAAGTATAAAAGTATGCTAGAACAGGCTGGGATTGATGCTTCTAACTTAAAGACTGACTTTGATACCCCAGTTCCAGTAGATGCTTTAGGATATGACAAGGATACTGATACATTCTATAACCCCTTTACAAATGACAGAGAGGTGGCACATAGTATTAATTCAAGTAACCAGAAAGTATTAGAAGCTACTATAAATGAAATCAACCCAGCTCCATTTGAAGGTTATTTTAGATCGAGATTAGGGAGACTGGAGCTTGCATCGACTCACCTTTGGGATGTACAGATAAAACCAATGGGAACAGGAGTGCCAGTACTTGAGATGAGGGATATAGATGTTCTTCCTATTACTAACTGGTCACTAGATGCAGGACAGACCTTATCAGATTCAATGGAGATGTTTGGGGGAAGTTCAATTACAATTCCTACAACCAAGAAGATAGATATGAGATTTGAGGCTACTTTTATAGAGGATTCAACTTATTCTGTAAAGGCGTGGCTCTCAAAGTATAAAAAGTTCATGTTCTATAAAAACCGAGTGAGACCTTATAAAGAGTGCTGCTCAATAATAGGGATATGGCTTCTTGATGTGGACTTAAAAGAGTTATACTATCAAGCTTACATAGGATACCCAATAGATATGACTGAAGGTTTAGAAGGGGAATCATCACACTCTCCTATCAACAAAACTGTAACCTTCTCTATAGTAGGTCAATTAAGTTCTGATGAGTTCTATGAGCAGATTCAGCGGAAAGGGCACGGAAGACACTGGGATAGAGATAAACTTAATACAAGATACGTAACTAATTTCAACAAAGACAAGGTGGTATCTATATTAAAAGAGTCTGATCAATCTAAAGCATATACGAGACAGTTCCGGAAAAAGACTAACGATAAGGACGGAAATCCACAGACTGAAGATAAATTCAAACCAAAGCCTGTAGGTAAGAGTAAGAAAGAGGCTAAGTCAAGTACTAAGGGCAAGCAACCAGCTAAAAGGGCAACAACAAGCAAGCCGAAACCTAAAAAGAAGAAGTAATTAGATGAGTATAATAAAGATTAATTCAGTAGGTATAACTCCACCACAACAGCCAGAATTAGGAGTAGTAATAGGAGTTGTAGTTCCGTCTTCATCAGGCAGAGATTACCCTACAATTTACTTTGATTACGATACTTTTAAGAGGGAGTTTGATGATGGAGTAACGAGCTTAGCTAAGTATAAGTTTTTGTTTGAGAAGGGGTATCAAGTGGCAGCAGTAAGGGTAAATAAAGATGAGCCTAATTTTGCCACCTTAAGAATATCAGACCCAGTTTACACAGACTTAATAGCTACTCACCCTCAATACTTAGATTCAATGCCTGTAGATCGAACTTTAAATAAGGATAAGGAGTTAGAGGATGTTGAGATAAGAGACTTTACTAATGTGTTCAGGCTTAATTATGGAGATTTAACTAAACTAAACGCAGCTAAGGACTATATACTCATACCTTCCGGACTTAACCCAGAGAACGCTTCACTTACACTTTTAACTTTTGAGGATGGAATACATGGGATAACAGGAACAGAAGCTTTTGGACCTAATGTAGTAAGGACAGCAGTAAACATTCAAAATAAAACCACAGCTCAAATTAGAGAAGGGATTAAGAATGTTATTGAAGCCTACACCCAGTATAAAGTAATGCCGGGACAGGAAGAGGAGGATTTTGATATGTTCTACCAGTTTATATTTTCAGATGAGATAGAACAGTGGAACCTAACTCCGGGGACAATAGACATAGATATAGACTACAATGATAAGCTGGATGTTATAGCAAGTTACGCTTCTCCCTACAAGATAATGGACTTTGCATCTACTATCCCTGGAATCTTTGGAAACATGCTTAACATTCAGATCCAAGGGTTTAATTGTAAGGTATATTATGATGATGAACTTTTAGAGGATTATAACTTTTCATCAACAGAAGACTTATTCCTACAGCTAAAAGAAAATTCACCTTACATACTGCCCGTCCTTCATGATAGAGATAAGAATTTACCAGACGGGACTTACTTCTTTGATGGTGGATTTGTAGAAGCTGAGAAAACTACAGATGACTATTTAAGAGCTTTAGAGTTATTTGGAGATGAGGACATAGATATAGATTTCTTAAGTTATGATGAGTTCTTTGACCCAGAGCTTAGAATCTTATCCATGCTACACCAAGTCTCTGTGGAAAATCAGTTCTTAGTTCTTTTAAACATGGATATAGCAAGGACTTATTCAAATACAACCAATATCTTTTATACTATAGGGACTTATGTTAGAAATGGAGTAGAGCTGCCTACAAGTTACGCTTTCTTCGATAGACTAACAACAGACTATGCAGGAGTTATAAAAGAGAAGATATACATAGAAAAACAATACACAGAAGAGGAATATCAGAAGTTTAAAGAAATAGGGATGAACCACATCAGATACGATGGTTACAACTACTATATTTCCTATTACTACAGCACAATAAACGAGAACCCAGCTTACAGGTTTAGTATGAATAGGGTACAGAGAAAGTTTAGAAGGCTGCAACAATTTTTAGGAACAAAGAAAATAGAGCTTCACAGATATATCCAAAAGCTGACAACAGATCTAAGAGACGAGATATACTTAATAGATGACATTGTGCTTACTAGGTTTAACTATGATGACCGCATGGGTTCAGCAGAGATTCAACTAGAAGTAACTTTAAGTCAGATGATTAACGAGGTCTTGCTTTTAAATGTAGTAATTAATAGAAACTAAAAGAATAACAAAATAACGAGATGGCATTAGATTTTTTAAAGTATCAGAAAATTGCAGAGAACGGGAGAGAATTCCTTAGAACAGATATTTGGGAGTTTTCTTTTGTTGATAGACCTACCGGGGTTTACATGCCGCCAGATGAGAACCTATTGATTAGATGTACTGACTTCAATGTGTCAATAGATAACTCAATAGATAGAATGGAAGCTCAAATTAGAGGGTTCACTATCTACCAGCCAGTTACTTCTAATAAGGCAGATGGTTCGTTTTCCATGAGATTTATAGATAGAGAAGATATGTCAATTCAGTATATGTTTAACGACTGGGCTGACAAGATCATGGAGAAAGAAACTAAGAAGACTGGAAGAAAACTAGACTTAACTTGTACGGTAATGCTTAAACAGTATAACACTCACAGACAAGTTATTAAGACTCTAGTATTCTATAACGCCTTCCCGACTACTGCTTCAGAAATGGGGGAATCTAGTTTTGGACAGGATGCAACAACAAACGGTGGAGAGTATGACATAGAATTCCAGTTCGAGTACTATGAAAGACAAAGAAATAGTGTTCCAATTACAGACGGGACAGCTTCGTGAACTACCTCTAAAGTGAGGCTTCAAGATAACTCTAAGGAGTTACCGGGCTAGTCCCTAGCCCTACTTTAAGTATATTAAGAGAAGCATTATAGTCCCTATCTAAGGTTAAACCGCAGTTAGGACAAATGTATTCTCTATCAGTTAATTTTAAATTATTATTGATACAACCACAAGAGCTACAACTTTTTGAACTAGGATAATACTTAGGTATAACGATTAAGTTACAACCATAAAGTTCAGCTTTTTGAGTTAAAAGTTGTCTAAAGGTATACCAAGAGCAATCTAAGATTCTTCTTGATAGATCTTTATTCTCACTTAGCATACTAGTTATATCTAGATCTTCTATAGCTATA